TTAAAAGCTTGTTCTGCTTTCTCAATATTTGCCCTAACCTCTACATTTTGTTTTAAAAGATTATTTCTTTGCTCTTCTGTCAATGCAGTATTCGCCAAAATCAAAGCGTCTCTTTCTGCTAAAATTAAAAGTCTATTTTCAAAATCTAGCTTTTCATTTGCTGCTTCGGTTGCTTTTGTTTCGATGTCTTTTGCAAATTTTTCCTCGGATCTTTTAACTTCAAGTTCTTGTTCTAAAGTAGCGAATTTTTCAGCGTTTAGAATAGTTATTGCAGCGGTATCAATTCCTTTTTGTTTTAGAATTTCAACCTCTTGATTTGCTCGTTCTTTTAGCCGTGCTAATTTTTGCTCTTCTGTTTTGTCTAGCAAATCTTCGTTTGCAATTCTTAACGTATTTTCTTTATCAATTCCTTCTTTAAGTAATGCCAAACGTGCGTCTTCAATTACTTTGTCGGATGCTGCTTTTGCGGCTGCCGCTTCTTTGTCTAGTGCCTTTTGTTCATTCCGCAAACTATTTGCGTTTGCAAGTTGCTCTGATTCTTGGCCTGAAATACGCTCGTTAATATCTGAAATTTGCAATAATGCTTCCGCTCTTTCGTCAAGGTTTGCGCTGCTTTCTCCCTCTTGTTTAATTCTAATATCAGATACCGTTTTTGCTAAATTTGCTATTTTCAATTCCTCAATAGATTGCTCTTTCAAAACCCCCGCAAGCTGTGCGTTTAATTTTGATCTTTCTGCAATAGATAAATTACTATCGTTATCTCTTTTTTGGCGTATCTTTTCCGCTTTATTTTGAAAATCTAATTGAGTTTGCTGTGCATTCCTCCTTGCTTTTACTAATTTAGCTTCTGCGTCTGCAAGTTTTTCGCTAGCTTTAATATTGTCATTTACTCCTTCCTCTAATGCTTTTAATCCAGCGGCTGCGGAATCTAATCCGATAGCTTTTAATCCTTTTTGAATCAGCGAACTTACTACTAATATAGCTTGCCCTGCTAATTCAAAGTTTTTAATTAGTCTATCAACTAAAAAGCTAGCGATCGGCTCAATAACTTTTAACAATCCACTAAAAACACCACTAATAACTGACAATGCTTTTTGTAGTTTTTGACCGCCTGATTCTGTTGACAAAAAAGCCTTGCCGAGTAACGCCACCGCACCTACAATTAACGCTAATACCGCCCCAACTGGATTGGCAACTATTGCAAACATTTGTACTAATAATGCTTTAAAGCCAGTTATTGCACCGCTTATAGGGGTGTCTAATCCTTGTATGCTTTCGCCTAATCCTTTACTAGATTTTCCTGCTTTTTGCTGCGTGTTGCTTAACTTTTCAACGCTTGACTTTGCGTCCTCCGTTGCAATAGCCGACTTTCTTTGCGCTATTTCTAAAGCCCTGACTTCTTCAACTGATTTGCCTGTTGAATTTGCTAAAGCATCATTTGCTTTCTTTAGTTTTATTTCGGCTTCCTCAACTTTTATGGTTGCGGTTTCTAATTTTCTAACCGCCGCCGCTGTTTCTTCTGCATTGGTTTCAAACTGGATTTTTATTTTTTGTTCTTTGTCTTCCATTTTAATAATTCAATAGAGTTAATTTAGTTTTACCTGTCGTAATGTCAATCGTACTATCTACAATTGTAAATTTATTTTCGCCAATTATAATATCATTTTCTAACCTAAAATCCCGCACCTCGTTTGCATTCAAATATAGTGTAAATTCTTGCTTCATCACATTCTGGTCAATGTATCTTTTTATAATTTCAGCGTAATATCTACTAAATAAATTATCTCTATATGCTACATTATTTTGAACTAAAATCGAAAATGCAAAACTTTTGTTGTCCGTTGTGTAGGGCAAAACCTGAATGTAAGACGAAATGGATTGCGTAGCCAACGCTCCACTTTGCAATGAACTTTGAACGCCGAACAATGCGTTTAACGGCTTATTGCCGTGTGAGTAAAATAAAACCAATTCACCAAAGTTTGGCGTGTACCTCGCTTCGCCACTATCTAATATTTCGGGTTGTCCTCCTTCAAATCCGTAAATCGTTGTTACGTTGGTTCCTGGAATAGTTACGGTTGGAATGATTGTAAAATTAGTTTCAATTTGAAATTCTTTGGCGTTCGGTGGTTTTATTTCAGGAAAAGATGCTTGTCCGTAATCCTGACCCGCTCCAATTTTATAATCTACGTTGCTTTTGAAATTGCTGTCAGCGTGTTTGAAAATATAATAATTAAAATCGTCTTGCGTTGACTTTTCGACGTCTGAAATATCTGCTACATAGGTAACTTCTTTTTTGTTAGCTAGAATATCCTCAGGAGTAAAGAAAAACAAACTGTCATCATCTGGGTTAACATCTAAAATCGCAATGTTAAAAGCTTTCAGGAATGAAGTTAAAAAGTCAATTACTTTTGTCTCTGGCAAAGATTTGATGAGGTCTATTTTTGACCCGCCCATTTGTAAAAAGTTGTTTATATTTTGCGTTAATTCCAATGCTAAAAAAATGGTTCGGACTAATCTAGTTTTTAAAATTGCGTTGCTCCAACTAATTGAATTTGTAAATTCCAAATTAATAAAATATTCAATTTCATTATTTGCATCAAAAAAAACAGTCTCTATAAATACATTGATTGTTTCGCTGCTTTGCGTTAAAGTAAAAGTTTCTGTTTTAATTGGGAAATTTTCTCCAACTCTAAATATCCTAACGGTGCATTCGCTATTTGACGCGGTTAAATAATTTATTCCTTCAAAAGTTATTTGCTGCAAAATTTTATCTAAAAGCAAAGCCCCGTTTAATTTGACTTTTACGCTATCGGTTGCGCTTTTAAAATTAATTATGAATCCCGCATTTGAAGTAGTTGTGTTTTGCAAAATGATAAATTTGCTTTGCGTTTTGCTTCCGAAATTTTGACCCATACACCAAATGTAAGCGTCTTTGTATTCCGTTCGGTTTTCGAGCGGTGCTACAATCTGCAGCCCGTATTTTAATTTAATCAATTCAACTATCGTACTAAATGAAATAGCTGGCCTTAATTCATTTGCTTTTAGAACTTTGTTTGACGTTGGCGAATTTGAGGAATTAAAGAATACATTATCTAGTCCGGTGCCATCGGCATTGTATTGTATTACTCTATTAGTAGATGCCAGGGGAACGAAGTATTTTATAGGTGTACCTTGTATATTTCCCGATGCAATACCTGTTAATAACGCCTTTGCGGTTGCGGGATTCCAATTAATTACTAGGCTTCCCAATTCGTTTATAGTGTCGTCTCCAATCTTATCCTTTAAATTTGTCAAATTTGTAGCAAAACTTGCAGTAATAACTGACGGTTTGCCCTTTTTATAGACTATTTTTTCTAATTTTAACAGCCCCGTTTGGTTTAAAATGCTGTTTACATAGACTTTTGTACTTACTTTTCGCAGGTCTGTTGCTTTTATTACGTCCGTATTGCCAAAATAACCCAAAGAATTGAGATTATTAGGCGTTGCATCAAAGGTAAAATTCAAAGAATAAGGCGAAAATACCTTGCTAATATCTTGAGTGTCTTTGAAAGTGTATCGCATTGGGATAGATTCATCTTTTATTAGGTCTAATTTGCTATAATTTAACCCATCGAGTGAAACAAATACTTCTGTTATCATTTTATTTTCTATGTAATTCTAACCAAAAATTATATCCTTCTTTTGTTTCTTGCCACGAAAAAGCTATCTCCAAATTATCTTCTGTTTCGGGATTGCAATATTCTTTTCTATAAGCAATTGCTTTTTCTTTTATTTCGCTAGGAAGTTCTGATATTTTCATTATCTAATGTTATTTATTTTATTATTCGTTTCGTCTAGCTTAATATTATAGTCAATTGATATTCTATCGTTTAACCTTGTTTTACGTGTGAAGTCCTCGTCGGTTATAACCACTGGTATTTGCTGATGAGTTTTAAAGAATCCGATTGCTTCAGCTGTTATACTTTGGCTGTCTATTGAAATATTAGTGTTGTCAATACTTGCAATTGCGTTATCAATCGTGATTCCGACAGTTGTAACGAGTTCTAAATCTCCTTTGAAATTAATCAAATAAACAATCGGACTATAAATAAGCTCTTCAATTATTGAGGTCATATTTTCATCTAGTGAACCCGTATTAATAACATAAGATTGCTCGGCATCTATCGAAGTAATTTGTTTTGAATGAATAAAGGTATTATCTACTTGCGACGGGTCCCGATGTGAAATATTGCTAATAGTGCGGTTTACTTTTACGCTTGCTGTCTTTTTGCCGTGTGGTGTAAACGTCTCCCAAAGTCCCAACTTATTTATAAAAATAATTAAACACGGGTCTAATGTACATCGTGTTTTAGTTGGCGTTAATGCAACATAATTTATCACATTTGCCGTTGTGGCTTCTGCAACCGTTCTGGTAAAATTAAAAGTTTGCTCAAAATAGTTGTGAATTTTTGGATTAAACCATTTCTCTACTGGCACTATAAAACCGCTTGCACCGTAATTTTGTACGCCGTTATTTCCTATTAAATTTTGCTCGTAATTCCATCTATAACCTAGGGTACAAAAAAACGTATTTGTATAACGGCTGGTTTGGCTTCCGTCAAAATTAATTGAGATTATTTGCGCTTGGATAAATACACCTTGGTTTGTAATTGCAGCAGGTGCCGCTCTATTATACGCAAACTTTGGATTTATAAAAGGCTTGATTAAATCAGAAATTTCAAGCGAAATATAATTATCTAATTGACTAACTTTGTCTTTTGTTAAAATAACTGTTGGCTGGTTGATGACTTGATTTTGCAATCCATCCCAAATATAAAGATTTACAGTTACGGATTTTGTTAATATTGTAGCGGTTTCACTAATAAATAACGGACTGTTAATTAGTTTGATTTTGCTTTCGTTGTCAATCGGCGTGCGTTCAATTAATGGTAAAATTGGTGGCACGGGTGCAACATCTGGGATGGTAACGTTTGTGATTGTAAATATAAAACCGCTTGTGATTTCAACGTTATTTGCGTTAAATCCTTTGTAACCCGTGATATTTATATTTGCTAGTTTGCCTTGAAAACTAAAAGATCCTACTCCCGTAACTTGCGCCGTAAATAAATTACTGTCAAATAAAGCATTTGTGACAAAATATGTATTCCATGCTGAAACACTTATAGAACCGCCACTTTGATTTATTACTGTTATTTGATTTGCAATATTTGTAATAGTATCGGTATAATAAATAACATACCTAGTTAAAGAGCTAGTTGGTATAATGCTGCTAATATCAATCTTTTTAACTATCATAATTTCCTGTTATTTGGTCTACTATTTCTTTGACTACTAAATTTATCGTTTCATCCACATTGTCGTTTATTGCAACCTCCAACTCGTTTGGGTCCTGAAATCTACCATAAAAGACTTGCGCAACTGTTAAAGTTGTATCAGGCTTAACCATATAATTTACGGAATCCCTTAAACGCCCCGTATCTACTCTTGAATTGTTTTTTGCCTGCTGAAAAACCTTTTCGCCTAATTCGTTTAATTGCGCCTTAATTATTTTGTCTGAATCTATCTGTTGCCTAGTCCTTCTTTTTGCCACGAATTCTGTTTAATAATGAGGTAACAGCTGTTGTGCTACTTCTAGTTATTGAATCAATTATTTTTCTAGTTGAATTTCTGCCTGTTTGAGTTACTCCAACTTCAAAAGTACCACCGCCAAATTCAGTATAAATAATTTTCCATTTTACACCCGACGGCATTAACCGCCTTGCGTTTTGTTCTAACTTTGCGTTTTTACCAAATTGACCGTAATAAAGCATTCTAAAAATAACCTGCTCACGAACGTATGTAAACGATATAGACCGTTTTAACGCTCCCGTATCAATTCTAGCGGTTGACTTTGATTGGTCAACTATGCTTTGTGCAACGGCTCGAATGCCTGCTTCATCTAGCATCCTGAACCTAGATTTGGCATTGCTAATTCTATCGTAATTTGGTGGCCATCTAGTCCGTTTTTATTAAAATTTTCTAGTTTTCTAGATTGCGTATTGCTAAACAATTGAATGTGATTTTCGAAATTATTACTTCGCATTTGATTTAAAAACTTAGAAATAACCGCTAATGTTTCTCCTAAATTGTCAACTAGATTCGTATCTAGTCTTAATTTACTATCGGTCTTTTGCGGCCGTATATCTCGCTGCTGAACCACTGTAATTAAATAGCTAGCAATTATCGCATCTGGCAAAGTTTCGCTTTCTAAATAGTCTATATTAACTAAACAATAGATATTTTCTTTGTTGTTATCAATATGCTTGCTTTCAACCAAAGTAATCGTGTTAACCAAATCATTTTCGCCAAATATATTAACCAAAAATTGCGTTAATAAAAATAGTTCGTTCATATTATTTTAAATTTTATTATCTGGAAAACTTCCATTCAAAACTTTTAATTCTACTTCATCAGAATTACTTTGATAAATGAAAACATAATAGTCTGGCATTCGCTCCTGCCATATTTTATAAGCCTCTTTAAATTCAATAGTAGGCTCATTGCAAGGTATTCCGATTAAAAATATTGGTTTTGCTTCCATAATTATTTTATTTTAAATTTTCAACTGTTTTCTTACGCAATAAATATTCGCTCCAAAATAAAAAGTATTTCGTATCATACGTAAATATAACTTGCGGACTAACCGCCTCAAAGATAGCACAAAGATATACCATTTCGGTATAACCTCCGTATGTTAGTGAAAAGTTTTCTCTTTCAATGCTTCCTTGACTTATTTCGCTTGTGTTTGCAAACTGTGGGGGGGTATAGATCCATGGAAAACTAGATTTAACCTCGTCTGCTTCTTGAATGTACAAAGCGACTGCGTAACGCTGAACGTAATTTGGAATCGTCAAAAACCAAAGTCGTGGCGTTACGGTCGCCTTTATAAATGCTTTGTCATCCTCATCTTTTATAAACGTTTCTAAGTCAATGAACCTACCTACGTTTTTAAAAGTTACGTCAATTTTAAAGAAGATTTTGATAATCAAAAACAACTTTAAGCTTTTCAATGTTTGTTTCTGCATCGCCAAATAATTCTTTTAAAGTTTCTTTTTTTCTCAATTCTTTTTTATCGAGCTTTCGGTATTCGGTTTTCAAATACGGGAAAAACCTGCGAAGGTGTATTTTTTTGTCTGTCATGATAAAAGATATTTAAATAAAAAATAATAAAATATTAAACCGCCAATAATGTATAAAAAATTAAAGTCGCTATTTGGTTGTTTTAAATAACTCATAATGGCATTGGTGTTTTGCGTTGGGTATAAATAAAATAACCGCCTGCTTCGGTTATGTGGTCAAATCCTGTGGTTTTATCGGGTTCGCCGTTTTTATAAGTTTGTCGTTCTAACGCTTCAGAATAAACGGGGCAGTTGTTAGTATTAACAAAAGATAATCGTTCGCCTTTTGAGTTCTTAAAAGCAGCGTTAACAGCATTGACTCTATCTTTTACGAATGGATTTTTAGATTGCTTTCTAATTGTAAAACCTGCTTCTCTCAATACCACAATATCACTTTTCCCGCTAGATTTACGGTTGTCGCCACTCGCATCTGGGTAAATTACAATTGAGTGATTTGGATATTTAGATTTAATCAAAGCTACCATTTCAAAAGTATCGTAAGCGTTTACAATTTCAGCCACCGCGGTCTTAATATTGCCGTCAATGACATGCACTACAGCATTCATTTTAGTAATGTTAAAATCCATTCCAACATGTAGCACGTCGTTTGGTTGTATTTCTCGAATAGAATTATTTTCTACCCTGTCGAAGTGGTGGTAAACGTTGCCGCTTGTTAGGTTCACAAATTCACCATTTAGGTAGGCTTCTAGCTGTTGCGGTGTGTAAATATCTGAAAGCGTTTCAATGTATTCTTCTGGAATGAAGGGGTTGTCAAAGGTTTTACCCTTTATCATTTTACGGTTTGCCTTTGTTTTGGTTACAAAGAACTCATACGCCCACTTAAAACCTTCGGGGGTACCAACTACATCGGTTTTGTTTTTGTCGCCATTAGGCAGCTGGCATCTATTTCTAGCGATAATCTTTACAAAAACATCAGTCATTGCGTCTTTTGAAAGTATATCTGTCTCATCAATCAAAGAATAACCAACCTCATAACCTACGATGCGCTCTGGGTTCGACATTGAACGCAAAATTATTTTTCCGTACTTTGTATTGAAAAAATGTTTTGATTGGTTTAGAACGTACGGAATATTCATATTCGTAAGAAGTTCGGCAAATTTAGGTATCGCAACATCTTCTATAAGTCCGTACGTTGGTAAATAGTAAGCGACTGGAATGTTTGGATATTTCAACTTCATTAAAGTAGTTTTTAAAACTCCTGCAAAAGATTTGCCCGAACCGTAACCACCAATTAACCCCGTGTGGGTTGCGTTACTTTCGACAAATGCAAACTGATGTTTTAAAATGTCTACTCCTACTCTCATTTTTTAGAAATTACGTTAAAATCAATTCCAGTTAATGCAACGCCGCCCGATGTAAAATCAACAGTATCTCCGTATTTCTTAGGGTTTAATTTTGAAGCTACCCATTTTCGAGCGTCAATTCTAATTCTTGACCGTGCGACAAATTCGGAATCCATAACCTCTTCCCCGTTTTCAAGTACTTTCTTATCTCCAAATGAAGCGTCTGCTATTTGAATTATTTCGTCAAATATTGCGTCACCTCTTACTTCGCACGCACACGCGTATTGTTTTGATTTTAAATCATTAGATTCCAACCAACGGTAAAAAGTTTGAGTACTTGGCATGTCTTCGCTTTTTAAAATAGTTCTCAATGCTTCGCCGTCCTCAATCCTTTGAATGATTAAACTAAAAATAGTTTCAATTTGCTCTTCTTGGTATGCCATAATTTATTTTTCTGAAAAGGTTATCATTTATCAATATAAACTATTTCGCTTAATTTAATAAAAAGAATTACGATATTGTTTTCGTCTGTAAATATTTGAAAATCCTTACAGCCTTTAATTATGTTTTCTTTTAATATTTCAGCAACATCTTGTGTAATTACTTTTATAGTACCGTTTTTAAAATGTATTGTCATATCTTATTTTTTTATAAAGTTTAATCACATTTTACAATTCTTCTGCTTACATATCCGGGTTCGTAAAACTCAAATAACAATTTACCGTTATCGGAGCAATCATCACCGTAATAGTAAGTTTCACCGTTGGGTACATTGTTAACCGTTGTGATTGCCCTACAATCGCATTCCGTCTTTGGATCTTCTGCTGTGCAGCTACTTAAAGCAATAGCACAAATCAATAATATTTTTTTCATAGTGTTTTTAGTTTAGGAAATTTCTTTTAAATACTTTTTGTTTGTAAAAAATACTATAAGGTCGTTTTTATCTCTAGAGTAAAAACTTCCAACAACGCTTTTAAAAAAGAGGCTTTCTTTTGTTGATTTTACAAAAGTTCCAATTTGTGTTTTGTCGAGGTCTAAATAATAATCAACGCCTACTTTTAATATTTTTTTCATAATATAATAATTAATATTGCAACAATAGCAAAGATAGCTATAATAATTGTATGATGCTTGTCTTTTTCATGCAAGTCTGCCCAATATTCGTGACCTTCTGTGGTTTTTTTCCAATGAAACGCCCACTGCAAGTTATCAGTTTCTTTTTCGCAAGGATAACTATCTGAATTTCTCTGATACTCTAATGCCTTTTCTTTAATCTTTGGAGGTAGTTCTGATATTTTCATAACTTTTCTTTTTTAACTAAATTTTCATTATTTAAAGTTTTTAATTTAAGCAAATATAGTGAATTATTTTTTTACAGAGGGACATTGGTGTCCCTCTGTGAATTAATAAATTTACTTTTGGCTTTTAGTTTGTAGGTAGTTTTGATATTTTTATTTTTTTATTTTTAAAAATTTTAAGTTTTAATTCCGTAATAAATCCAATCCAAATAAGTTTGTATTTCTTTTCGCCGTTCGGGATTTGCGGATTGCTTTTCCTTTTCAAGTTGATCAATAGTTGGTTTTTTTGGTTTCATATTAATTTTTTAAATTCATCTAAGGATCTAATTACAACATATTGATGCCCCAAATCATTAACATTAATCTGAAAATCTTTTTGCTTTTCGATTTGGATTCCTTTATGGGTTTTCAATTCTACAAATATAACTTTATTTTGCAAAATTAGGACTAAATCAGAAACGCCTGACAAAACCCCCATTCCTATAAATTTTGAGTTGCTTCTGGTTGCTTCGTTTGGAACGCAAAAAATTAAAATGTTATTTAATTTACAATAGTTTACAATCTCTTTTTGGATTGTTGCTTCTGACTTTTTGCCTAGATTTTGAAGTTCTTTTAGGCTCTTTTTCTTTATATTTTCTAATTTCATGATGCAGCGATAGTATAAAGAAAATAACCTTTTTTAACAAAACTACCCGTATAATGAGTTCCTATTTTTAATTTGTACTTTTTAATAATTTGATTCATTTTCATTTTGTCAACATTTAAAAACTTCATTAAATCTCTTTGATTTATAATCAACCTTTGATTATAAGTTTCAGTTTTATTTTTACTAAAAGTTTTATCAAATATTTTAAAATCAAAAATATCAATATCGTTTTCTTCAAAATTTGTGTTTTTATATTTTGCCCATTGAATTTCAAATTCATTTTTTTCTTTAATATCTTCTATGTTTGAATAAAAAGAAACAACTTTTTCAACATCTTCTTTTGAAATTTCAAACCATTCTCCTTTTAATCTGTTTGCAGAAAACCTTTTGTGCAATATTGTTTCTAATTCTTTGCTTTCTTTTGTTATTATGAATCCTAATAATTCAGAACCATAAGGGGCATAAGTTTTAAAACTTTCAAATCTATTAATAGGGCTTTCATTTGTTGAATAACCAATTTTTACTGGAGTTAATCCAATATGTTTAAAAAAATAAACGCAACCTCTTTCTATACTTTCCATGTTTTTATGTATTAATTAAAGTACAAATTTACATAAAAAAAGTAACATATAAAAGTAAAAAGGTAATTTTATTCTATTATACCTTTTACCCTCTTTACCTTTCACTTTTCAGACTTATTTATATAATATAATATAATGCGTCATATATGGTGTGTGTGTGTATTTATAAGTTCTATAATACTTTGAAAGTTAAAAGGTATATAAAAGAGTAAAAAACGCTGTTAACCATTGCTGTCATTGATTTGTTGCACTATACCTTTTACATACCTTTTACCTTTCAGATTATAAAAAGTGCTGTTCTGGCATATTCTGCACTGTAAATTCCTTAAAAAGTTGGTATCCTTTTTTAAGTTTTGACCCGTTCCAATGTGATTTTATTTCCATTTTATGCTTTACAAAAATACGTTTTATATCATATTTTGAAATCTGAACTTGAAAATGTAGATTCATATAGTTGCAAATCTCCCCTTGGTTCATCACTATTTTATCTTTAAATTCATCAGTTTCGGTAAAAGAAAATCTTGTGAAAAACAAATCCTCAGAAACCTCAATCTCTAAATTTTGCAATGTATTTTGATTGAGGTATTCAATGTCTTCTTTTGAAAATACACGAAATTCAAAACCTTCTAAATATAAATTGTGAGCGCATTTTAAAAGTGCATCTTTATCAAATTCTACAGCCTCATCGTACTTTACGCCTTGAAACTCCACAGGAAGTACACGCCTGTTGCCTGTTTCGTCCTTTAATACGCTCTTTTCGTTAGTCGTGCCACATAACATAGTTCTACGCTTCAAATCCACGTCTAAACGCCCATATGAAAGTCTAACGGTTATTTTGTTTTTCTCGGTTATTTTTTTGAAATTCTTAACGTCCTTGTGAGCCATACCACCGAATTCATCGTTTAGCATGATCATTGACGTTGCCATTCGTTTAAGCACGTCTGTACCTCCCTCCTCCATAGATTCATCAATAAAATACCTCCTCAATTCTTTTGGAAGCATATTTCTAAAAAAAGAAGTCTTACCGCTGGCTTGTTGTCCACACAGGACCAAAACTAACGGACTAACCTCAGTATGGTCGTTTGGGCTAGTCCAGTTGTGGATTGCACCTACGAGCCATTTTTTTAAAGCCCAACGATTAAATTCGTTGAACGGCAAAATTAAATCTGCGTAATTGTCAATTTCGCTTCCTGTTACTGATGCGGTGTTGTTCTTAAAATAATCTTCTATTGGGTGGTATGTTTTGGCTTGCGAATTGAAAATTAATTGAGTAATGTCGGTTGCCGAAACTCTAAAATCAAAGTACTTTTTGGCGTGAATTGTGATGGTATTTACTAACTCATCAGTCACTGGTTGACCTTCGTATTCGTATTGTTGGTTAAATCCGTTTTTTGCTATTGGATAATTTTCTTTGATAAACAAATCAAGTTTTACCGTGTCATTTTCTTCGTTGTCAATATTCTTTGCAAAGTTTTCTTTACTGTCAATTAATTGCTGGATAAATTTTTCATCGTTTGTCGTTGTACCTAATATTTTTAGCGTTTCAATTACGCCTGCTGGTGTCATTATTTGGCTGTTAGCTTTACCAACGGCAACCCGTTTAATAATTTCTTTGCTAACGGAAGAATATAATTCTATTCCTGATTGTTTGCAGTGGAAATAGAATGTAGAAATGGTAACACTACCACCTTTGCAAAATTTTGCATATTGTCTTTCTATGCGGGAAGGCTCGTACTTGGTCCCATTTTGGCAAATTGTTTTAAAATAGTCCAGTCCTGCAGCTCCAAAATGCGAGCCAATAGCAAAGCCAATTTCGCAAAATTTTTGATAATCTTCTTGGCAAAGGTCAATATTTTTACTTTGTATTTGATCCATAATATGGCTCATATCATCTTTTGCAAAATAAAAGGTTTCTTTTTTTGCTTTTTTGGCTGGTGCTTTTTTTGCTTTAAAAGTTGCAGAGTTTGGATTGTGGAAAATGTCAATGTCGTACGCAATGTATCTTAATCTTGATTTGTCTTTGCAAGCCTGATCAATATCTACGTCAAAATTATCGCTATAATATTGCGCTATTGCGTAGAAGCTTTCTAAAAATACATCTGAATTAATCTTTACAAAAACTACTAGTCCTGTCCCACTTACTGAACGATTAGAGCTAAAGGTATATTTGTCTGCATCAATTATTTTACGAAGTTCGGTGCTTACATCACAGTCAATGTCTAGCAAAATTAATCCGTTCATTTCGTCAATATTGGCTACTGAACGGCTGTTTTGTTTCATTGTACAGCTTCCTGTAATTGCAGGAAGTTTGCTTTTGATTTCGGTGTACTTTTTTTTGTCGCCTTTGTTGGCTCTTGCTTCAAATATTAGACTTTGATGATCTCCATTTTTTACTAGTTCAACGTATTTTTCAAAGTCAATAGTGATATTGTCTTTGTCGTTGTGGGTTTTATATTTTGAAAATTTCATAATTAAAATAGATTTATTTGATTAGTTTTGTTTTCTTGAATTATGCCTTGAGCTCTGTTTAAAATATGTAGTCCTAATTCTGCATTAACGGCATTCCTTTCTTCTAAAGATTTACTATGTGCGTGTTTTTTTGTCCCAATATATTGTCTCATCATTGTTCCTACTTCTCCCTTTGGTAATTCTATTTTTGGAATACTAAAATTTGACCATAAATAATGCCTTCCAATTTCAGCCGTTGGGGCAATAAAATATTCATAATAACTAATCACATTCTCAACACAAAATTTGCCTTTAAAAAATGTTTTTAAAAATATTATTTCTTGCCATAATTCCATTTTTGGATAACGAGAATTTGTAATGTAATTTATAAAATAATTAGCTCTTGAATGAGTTTGGCACGGTGGAGAAGTCCAGATAAAGTCAAATTCCGTATAATGGTCTAATAAATATTGATGTGCATCCGCAATTATTACAGTATCATTCGGATAAAGTTTTTTATACATTTCAGCTATTTTAGGTTCAAATTCAACGGCTGTTATTTGGTGTTCGTCTCCCCAAAGTTTTCTGTTTCCGCCAATTCCAGCGTAAAGGTTTAGTATTTTCATAAGTATTTTTTTTCAAGTTTCGTTAATAATATTTTCTTCTGTTGTGCATAAGTTCGGTTAGCTTTACTTTCTAAGTCGGAGCGTATAATTGCTAGATATCCAGCTTTTAAGTGGGTTGTAAATATACGTTCAACTCCGCCGGTTTTGTTGCGTTCAAATTGATCTTTATCCACATTTTTAAAAAGCCTAAAAATTTGTTCATTTAAAACCTTGAGGGCAAAGAACTTATCTTTATTTTCTGAATAGCGAATTATCTTTTTAATATCAATATCTACTTTATTAACCTGCACTGCAATACCATAATCAATTACAATTTCTTTTATTTTGCAGTTATTATGTTCGCACAATTTACAAACGCATTGACGCTCTGGCATCAGTTCTCCGCAACCATCGCACTCTTTAAGCATTTCCTCTGGTGCTTCTTTTTTTGGTTTATAATCGTCAGATCCCCAAAATAATTTTTCCCAGTCAAAGTTGTCGCTCCATTTTCCAAGGCGTGAAATATTGTTTCCGCCGTCAATTACAATGAACTTATCTTTAAATATTTTGTCCGTTGTTCGGCTTCCACGCCCAACGATTTGAATCCATAAAGACAAAGAAGATACACGCCTGCTTACAATTATACATTCAACATCCGTCACATCGAAACCTTTTGTAAAAACTCCTACGTTAAATAAAATTGCTCCACGCGTATTTCTAAATAATTCGACTACTTCGCTTCTGTCAAAATCCGTATCGTTTACGGAATCATACATAAAGCAATTTGGCACGCCCGCTTCTACGAAAATATCGTAAATGTATTTGTTCAAAGTTGTGTTTTGCGTGAAAATCATTGTCTTTTTTCCGCTGCAGTAATGCTGATAATTCGACAAAACATCCATCTGGTAGGCTGCATCAAATACCTCATCTGAATTTGATACCTCGCCAAATTTGTCAAAGTTAAAAGAATCCTCATCAATTGGTATAATGTAGTTTTCGTCTGGCACTAAAAATCCCTCGCTAATAAGTTGATGAATTGGAATACCAACGATAATATCGTCAAAAATTTCAGAAAGTGCAAAATCCTTTGTAAACTCTATTGCATCGGGAAAAGGTTTTGAAAACATCTCTTTCACTTTTGGACTATAATAGTAGGTATCTTTACGATTGCTTACAGGTGTAGCTGTAAAGCCTAGTAATTTACATTTAATTAGCGGTAAAAGTATTTCGTACTGCAAAATATGGCATTCGTCAATTATGACTAAATTAAAATCAGAAATTAAATCTAGTTGCTTTTTTAATCGACTTTTCAAAGTTTGCACCATTGAAACCACAATTTTATTTGCAGGAAAAACTTTGTCTTTTGCTTCAAATGTTGCCGCGTGCTCGAAGTGTTTAGCTGTTTGCCCTACAAGTTCACGGCTGTCAACTAAAATTAAAACACGCCCTTCGTATTGCTTTGCTAGAGTAGTAAAAATGATGGTCTTGCCAAATCCTGTAGCTGCTTGAACTAAAATTTTTCTGTTTTGGTTTGCTGCAATCGCATCTAGGATTGTTTGCTGGTAGTGGTAAGGTTTATAATCACCCATTTTTACCCTCGCTTTCTTTAATTTTATTAATTTCTGTTCGGAGGGTTTTAGCGAATTTAATTGCAGTAGATTTGTCTAAAATAATTTGAAATTCTATACCATTTTCTTCTCCTGTAACACTAATACAATATAAAGGTAACCTACCTTCATCAAAAAGCTGATTACTTAATTCTGCTTTTAAAAAATCAGTTTTGACAATTGCATCAATAAATTTTAATTCAAAATTTGCCATAATAATAACGGTTTTAAGGCACCGATAAACTATTTAGTTAAATGCAAAAACCCAATTAAGTCAGCCTGTGTCGAGAGGGCTTTCTTAATTGGGTAATGTATAATTTCTTAATTGACAACGCTCTCGACTTCGTTACTGCAAATATAAGAAATACTTTTTACTTTTCGTGTATGTTTCCGATTATTTTAATTTGTTCTAAGTCAAAATTCCAGTACAAACTTTCTCCTTTAATTCTAAACTGATTGAATTCGTAAACAATCATACTCTTATTGTTTTTGTTTTGTAAGCTAAAAGGAAGGACATAATCGCCTTCATAAATTTCTTTTCCTTGAATATCAATTAAACCCGTGAATTGACCTACTGACTCGGGGATTACTTCGTATGTATTTATTCCCGAAATAATAAAAGATTGAATCTCGTCATCATAATAATGCCCACACACCCAACCTTTGCCGTCAACTCTTAATCCTTTAAATTTTATCGTTCGCATCTTTCGTAAATTTTAATAATATTAAATAATTTTCTTCGCTAAAAACTTCATTTCGTGTTTTGCATTTTCGCTTTCTGAATGCGGTGTAAGGCATTCCAATCACTTCTGCTGCTCTTTTACCCGACATTCCTAATGTAGCGGTCAGGTTATTTATTTTATCGTTAGGGGTCATATGATTTTTATAACTTGATTGCACTTCATGCATTTACCTTTTGGGTATAGCGGCTTTTTATAAGTTTTATTATTTCTCCAATCCAAACTGTAACCTTCTTTAAGCATTAAATAAAATCCACACTCAGCAACAAAAGTTACTCTTGGGTATGGAATTGTTTTAGGTTGTGGGCTTTCTTTTTTATAATTGCACATAATTTTTATTTTAAGAATAGTAAGCAACTCGCTCCATTTGTCCATCGCTTTTAACCGCGTATCTTTGTGAAATAACAGTCCATAATGCAACTTCTTTGGAATCTCCTAGTCTAACTAATGATTTTTGAGTGTTTAGTTCGCTTTCATTAAGTCCGTTTAACAAGTTTTTAAATTGCGCTTCTGTCGTTTCGTTTGCTTGTGTGTAGATTTCTTGAGTTGTCATAATTTCTAGTTATTTAAGTTTGCCGTGTAAATCACTTCCTTAACTCTGGCACAAATATAAGGAACAAAAGTGTTCCAAAATGTTAATGCATTGTTAAAGTTTTAAAATAAAAAAACCACCAGATCAACGGTGGTTTTAAAATGCATCTTTCGCTACAAAAGCACCACGTACGATGGCATAATACATTTGTTATTAAGGCAAATATAAACAAAAAAAGCCAATCTTTCGACTGGCTTCCTAACTTTAAAAACAAAAAAATTAAACTATGAAAAAACAAAGATACTAAAATAAAACCGTTTGCGCTTGGTGTTGTGCTAATCTTTTTTTTATTATCTCGCAATATTCACTTGACATTTCAGAACCAATCCAATTGCGATTATTTATTGTTGCCATTTTAGCAGTTGTTCCGCTTCCCATAAAGCAATCATAAACTAAATCGCCTTCATTACTCCATGATACAATATGGTCATTTGCTATTTGCTCAGGGAATACCGCTGGGTGTTGTTTTTGTCTTTTACCATCTTTTATAATCCATAAATTAAACCTTTTACCAAACTCTTTAATTTTTACAGCTCTAACAGTTCCAGAAGTGCCATCTTTTTTTCTTGAATTAACTTTTACAGTCCTACCAAAAGACGGGTTTTTTCTGTCGTTTATAGAATTAAAAGTTTTTAATTTTCCTTTTGTAAAAACAAACATATACTCAAATCCGTTCCAATAAGCTAAATTAGAGCCTTTAGCGCCTCCGGCACCACCTTTGTCATAAATCATAGTATCGTGTAAATTAAAGCCACATTCTTTAAAAAAAAGTGCTTGCCTAAAACTAGTACCAGTTTCACTACCCTTTAAAGTAGAATCACCCACAACCCAAACAACTACACCTCCTATCTTTGTGGTTCTATATAAATCTTTTGCTATGCTTTCAAAGTCAAATGAATATCCGTTATAGGTTCGTAAATCATCATAAGGCGGCGAAGTAACAGTTAAATCAATAAAATTATCTGGCATTTTAGCCATCGTTTCAAGGCAATTTTCATTGTAGTTTTTATTTATTTGCATAATTTACATTGTATCGTCAAAATCTTTTCTAACTATCGTTTCTATTTTTTTAACCATATCGTTGAAGTAGGTTGTCTTCTGAACCGTTGATGTATCTGAAATACTATCTATAAAGTCCTCACAAAACTTTACCTGTTGCAGCATCTGCTTAGACGTTGGTTTTAGCTGGTCATAAATTTCTAGTTCAATCATTTTAATGCAGACTAACTGATGCATTAGTTGGTGTTTTTTCTTTGGATTCATCAGGACAAAATTATTAAAGTGATTGCGGTCGCAAATAAAATAACTAGGATTGCGGCAAAAAATTTTAATAGTAAATAGTTTACTATTTCTCTATCTCGTTTATTCATAATTCCTTTAATTTTAAAAATTCATCAAAGGTTACGGTTACCTTTGTTTTGGAAAAAACACGAACATAAAATTCGTTATCACTTTCAAATTTTGTAAAGTAACATTCAATATCACTTTTAACCAATGATCTTGGATTTTTCCAAATTGGCAATCCTTCTGCTAATTCTTGAATTTCTTGAATTGTAAGGTCTTTTACGTTTACCTGTGTGTTGTTTATTGTATTCATAATTTTGTTTAATTTTGAGTTTATAACGATAAATTCGTCTATTATTTTAAATTTTATGTTTTTTAAATGATGTTTTTTACTAATTAAATCTTTGTACTCTTTAAAACTATTGTAGCCTTTAATCTGATTTGTTGTCTGTTTCATATTCCTTTAAGTATAAATCAATTAATACTTTTGTGCTTTGCAAATCCGCTTCAAACTGCCCTTTTTTTCGACATCGCATAATCCTTTTTATAAGGTCAAATTCGTAGCTGTTTAGTTTTTGGTCCTCGCAAAATTTGTAAAGCGAACCGTTAGTGTTGTCGTAGTGTGCGGGTGTGTTTGTAGTGAGTTTGAAATCGTTTGTGTCTTCGCCTACATATTGATTGTATTTTTCTTCTGAATATAAAGTATCGTTTTCTTTTGAAAAGTATTTGTTTCCTAAAATAAAAGTAACGCCCCAACCTTTCGAATCTACACACTCATACCAATTTCCTTTTATAATTTTCATTTTTTTTAAGTTTTTAAATTAACCCGCTAAATTAATAGCGGGCTTGATTAGTTTTAGAAAGGTAAATCGTCTGCCAAATCTGATTCCGCTTGTGATACTTGGTCTTTTCTTGGCGGTGCTACTATATTCCCGTCCGTCCAAATTACTTGACCATTTGCCACGTATGTACGTTTTTCTTTTGCATCACGTTGCTCTTTTGTTTGGCTCAAATACATTGATACGTTTTGACCGTAATCGTTTG